TAATGGCTCGTCTGCTCTAAGTTCTCTAAATCCTGTTCGCCAAGCATAACTTTCAAATAGTGGATCAAATAAAAACTCATCAGCAGTCATATTTCTTTCGTAATCTTTTAGTTCAATACCTTTTTCTTCTCTATACCAATCAACAACTAAACTCCAACAGTCTGTTACACCCCACACCCATTTGCGACCTAATAAAGGTGCTTTGTATCCCGATGGTTCTAAATATGCCCATTCTTCAGATTCGGGATTAACAATATGCCAGGGTAAATTACTTCTCTCACAGCTAACTTTATCTGCTTGACTAGGTTTTGGAGATGATATTGGATGACTATGAATAACAGCTACTATATCTCCTAAATTATCTGCTTTTACATAATCTTCTGGATTTAAAATAAATTCTTGGTGGCTTGTTATCGCTAGGTTTTCACATGGATAATAACGTTTTTTACCTCTTATATTAAGTAAGAGTCCTACAGATTCTTTAGGATTTTGGTCTTTCGCATGAACCAATGCGTCATCTTTCCAACTCATTGAAAAAACGTACCGATAGCAGGAAATAACTCTCTAGTGCATTGTCTTTTTGGTAATCTAACTCCTGCTAAGTCAGAGGGTGCAGCTAATTCAAACTCCACCACTTCTCTATTTTCAGTTGCTTTACGATCCACTAAATATATTTCTCTTTTAAATTCAGCAGTAGGGTCAGGAGTTCCAAGAGGATTTGAATTTCCTGGAAAGTTTACAGCATCAAGAAACTTTGCCATAGTTCTTATCCTGGTTACTGTTGCTCCTGTTAAATCATTACCTGTGTTAACAGCACCAGCTACAGTAGCCGTATTTACTAAATTCAATATTGCGGATATGCTCCCTAAAGCATTACTTATAGTTAGTTTGGGTCTAGGTATTTGACCTCTTCTATAGGCAAAACCCTTTGCAATTATTGGCATCCTT